AATTCAGAGATCTAACTTATTCGCCAAATGGGTTTACTTTTGAATGTTGGGTATATGTACCTAATATTCAAAATGCTGAAATTGGTTGGCTAAGTTCTACAACTTCATCTTTAACTAAAGTTCTTCTAGGCTGCGAAAACGTAGGAGTTGCTGCTGGGTATTCTTCTTTAGATCACATAGGAGAATATATGGATTTAGATTATTTAAGGAATAACAGAGGAAGTGAAGTTGTAAAAGGTCTTATCTGTGGATTTACAAGAGATAGAAGAATAACTCAAGCTTCCTCTGGATTTAGTAATTTGAATGCTTTAAACGATCCGGCATCCTCTCTTAGCTTTTTTATAGCTCCAACTCAATCTAGAGATTTTTCGTCTCTATCCTTTATAAATAATGATGATTGTCAGGATTATCCAACTTTCTATAAAATGAAAGTAGATTTAGCCTCTACTCCCTTTGGGAATGTATCATCTCAGTTTGTTTTAGTAGATATAACTTGTGATCCTTCTACTGATACTATTAAGATGTTTGCGGATGGTAACTTAGTTGCTACATCATCAATATCAGCAGTATTTGGAGTAAATGAAAAAAATCCGATAGGAGTTCCTACGTTTAAGAAGAGTAATAGTTTTGAATATTCTACTAATTCAGTTGACGGTCCCACAATAATAAAACAGGGTCCAAAACTAAATCAATTTTATACTCCTTGGATTGTTGGTGGAGGATATACTGATGGAATGTACCAATATGGTAATTTCATGGGAGGTGATCGAGGAGGTATAGTCAGTGGTTTGAGGGGACATATAGGAAGTTTAAAATTCTACTCTAGACCCCTAGATAACTCAGAAGTTTTAACTAATTACAAAGCTCAACGCGGCTTCTTTAAAACCATTAAAATGTAATGGCAGCTAATCAAAAATCTACGGTATTTGGAAGAGTACCCTCAGAATTTAAAATAAAAGCCCCTAAGTCTCAAAGACGGCAGGTTTTAGGGTTGTCGTATCCTTTAGGTTCAAATCTAGGAGGTGGTTACTTTTCTAGAAGATCTGGAGTTGATATGATTCGAGATGCAATAAAACAACTCTTACTTACAGAACCTGGAGAAAGAGTTATGCTTCCAAATTTTGGTTGTAATTTAAAAAAGTATTTATTTGAACCATTAGATGAAATTACTTTTGAATCTATAAAAAGAGAAGTTCAGATTTCTTTTAATAATTATATAAAAGGAGCTACGTTAATTAAACTAGCAGTATTACCAACAGGAGATACTGGACCCTCTGGGGGTAACTCTTTGGAAGTTATATTAACGGTACAATTAGATTCAAGCGAATTAGAAATTTTTGATGTTGAGGTAGAAATATCATGAACTTATCTGGAACAATTAAATCTGATTTTATGAAGTTGGCAGAATTACCTTTAAGGAAGCGTCCAACTTTAGTAAATTTTGCGGCAACTGATTTTATTAGTTTACGAGAATCTTTAATTAATTATGCTAAAACTGTTTACCCTAATGACTATCAATATTTTGTAGAATCAGATCTTGGTATGATGTTTATAGAGTTAGCTGCCTACATGGGCGCAGTGCTATCCATGAAAGCAGATATGTTAGCTAATGAAAACTTTTTAGTAACTGCTAAACAAAGATCAAGTGTAAAAAAATTATTAAATTTAATTGGAGTAAGAATGAAAGGTCCATTGAGCGCAGCCGCTCAAGCCAAATTAACTGTTAGAACTAATAGTGCTTTAACTGGTCAATCTTTTAATATACAACCTTCTGAAAGAATAATTAATATAACGTCACCAGAAGATGGTGGATCCTTAACATTTACATTGTATAAAGTTGTTAATGGCTTGGTTGACACTATTAATTCTACAGGAACAATAAGCCTTGTAGCTAACTCTGAAGGAAAAGGATCTTTAAAAAATATATTTGATAATCTAATTTTACAAGAAGGAACGCTTGTTCAGGAGACAGGAGATTTTGCTGCTACTGAAGGAGTTAAATCAATAAAACTTTTACAAGGTCCAGTAGTTGACGGTAGTGTTCAGGTATTCATTACAGATCCTACAAAAAATAACTCTAGAGGTGCTTATAGGGAAGTTGAAAATATCTATTTTGCATCTGGAGTAAATGATAAGATATTTCAAATGTTATATGATGATAATTATAACGGTACAATCCTTTTTGGAGATAATAAATCTGGAGTAAGTCCATCAGAAAATGCATCATACTTAGTTCAGTATAGAATTGGTGGTGGAACTAGAGGAAATATCCCTAATAATTATTTAAATATAACAGTACCTGTTTCAGTAGGCACAGGACAAGCAGTGCTTACAAATATATCAAAAGGAACAGGAGGTGCTAATGCTGAAACAATAGAACACGCAAAGAAATATGCTCCTCTGACGTTTAGAAGACAAGATAGATTGGTTACTTTGGAAGACTACTCAGTTTTTGCTAATACATTTATTAGCAATTATGGAACCGTGGGAAAAGCTACAGCAGCGTTAAGAAAAGCTTATTCTTCCGCTAATGTAATTGATATTTATGTTTTAGAAAAAGCTTCTGATATTCAATTACAAAGAGCCACTACTAATTTTAAAACTCAATTATTAGAAGCTATGAGCACAAAGAAGATGGCTACTGATGATCTGATAATTGTTGATGGATTAATAAGAACTATAGATTTAGTTGTTACGGTAAGAATAGATAAAGAGTTAGAAGAAAATCAAGATCAAATAAAGGCTAGTGTTAGAGATAGTATATTAAAATATATGAATGTTGACAATAGAGAATTTGGTCAAGATTTAATTATTTCAGAATTAAATAGAAAAATATTTGAAATCGAAGAAGTTAGATTTTCTTCTATAGATAACCTCAGTCAGGATGTTACTATTGAATTTAATGAAATAGTTCAATTAAACAATCTAACCATTAATATTGAGTTACTAGACTAATGCCCGTTAATAATTTTAATCCTAAAAATAGAAAATACCACAAAACAAATTTTGTGGATCTTCTAGAATTTATTACTCCAGATATTTACTCAGAAGAAGATTTAAATCTCAGTGGAGAAGGATTAAACCCTTTATCGGAACTTATTAACTGTCATATAAAACTAGCACAAAATTTTTCTAGGATTATACCCCTATCCTCTATTCCAGGAACTCAAACAGAAAATTTAAATAATATTTATGGTATTTGTCAATATTTTGTAAAGCAAAATAAATTAACAAATATATCTCCATATGAATTTGAATCAAAAATATTAATACCTTTAGGGACTTCACTAGCTAATTTTAATACAAGCGCAGAGTTTATTTCTTATCTTTCTGGCACTTTATTACCAAAAATTGTTCCTCCTAATAACATAGAAAATAGAATACAATCTAATATTTCTACATTATCATCATTAACTAATGATGTTAACGCTAGTAGTGTTCATAATTATTTAGTAGATGCTCTTGGTTGGTTTTACTTTTTAAACATAGGAGGAAGAGCATTCAACTTAGGCGGAAGACCTTTAGAGTACTCTCCTTCTAGTTATGTTCTACAATCATTAAATACACTGTATAGGGGAAATAAACTAGAAACAGTAGATGGTATAAAAGGATTAACTGAGCACTTATGGAGAAATAATCATTTAGGATCTTTTAAAGATTATATACCTCAGGCATACATATCTGGTACAGCAGATTCGATTATAAATACATCCTCGTTATTACCTGTAGCTACTTACACAAGCGGAACTCAAAAATTAGAAGCATTAAACACATTAGTAGATATAGTTTATTCTCCTTTGTATCTTGATCAAAAAGATTTTTCTGTAAAGAATGCCTTTGATGAATTTTTAGATTCTGGTATGTACCTTGATGATTTTGTTTCAAAAGGACCACACAGAAAATTTTTAAATACTTTAGCATATCACTTTGCAGATATTAATGATGAAGTAGAAAACATCGAATTAATTTATGATATTGATAATGTTAGAGACGAGCATATACAATATATCGCAGATTTAATTGGATTTAAATTAAGAGGTAGCTCTGCTGCAAAATGGAGACAACAACTTCTTACTGCTATAAATCTTTATAAAGCAAGCGGTACTTTATGGGCAATTCGGGCTGCTATAAAATTATTAATTGTAGACTCGGTGTTTGATTTATCAGGTAAAGTACAAGAGCTTTGGGAGTCATATCTTCCTCATGTCATTTGGTATTCATTAGGAACAGAGTCTCCATTATTTAAAGATTTAAATACTTGGACGTATTCAGTTGCAAATAGAGCAAATGTTTATCAGTATAATACAAGCAGCTTAGAAGAAAATTTAAAAATCGTTACAGACTCCATCATATTAGATCTTTATAAAGCATTTCCTAACAATTTTATATCTAATGGAAAAATATTTGATCCTCCTAGATTAATGATGTTAGATAACAAAACGGGTGAAGAAGTTGGAATATACACATTAATAGGAGAACCAAACATGAAGCCTTTCCATATTATGGAAAGCAGTGGTGCTGGTTTTCAAGCTTATAGATTTAATGCTAAATTAGCAGGAGATTTAAAAGCATTTAAAGAAGCTACAGCTTATGGTGTATTAGGTTCAGGGGTTTATTTAGCTGGAGAAGAGGAGCTTAGAAGAGGCGATACTGCTATTTATTTAAAACCTGTTGGAGATATTAATTTCTTATTTAATTATCGTGGTAAAACAAATTACCCATTACCACCTTTTGAAGAAATTAAATACTATAAGGATTGTAGTATAACTGCTCCTATGGTTGATTTCCTAGTGGAACGACTAAAGTGTTTTAAAGTTAATAACGATTTCTCTGAACAGGTAGGTGAGTTCTTACTAAGCAGTGTGGTTAGTGCCGATAATGATTTAGGAGCGTTAAGTGATTGGTTAATGTTCTTTAGTTCAATTCAAACTCCACCAAATTTTGATGAATTCATACTTAACATTTCTAACTTTGATACAAATTTGTTAAGTCTTTGGTGTGGCAAATCCTCTCACCTATTTGTAAATTTTGAAGATACAGATTTTGATTTTAGTAAAACTACCTTAGAAGGTGATGGCAAATATGCTCTATATGAGGCAGCTAGAGTAGTTAAAGAATTTTCACCAGGTCACGCAGTTCCAAAAGTAAATCTTACTGGAAATTCGGTAGATGATTTTACAATGTCTGCTACAAAGTATGATTATATTGGAATAGATAGAGATACCTACTTTACTTCTTACACATCAGCTTCAGTTATAAGTAACTTTGAGTATAGCGGTGCTGCTATGAGTTTTGCCACAGGAGGTGGTGATACTACAGGATTAGGTTCAGATTCTGGTAGAGGCGGATTAAGCACCTTTAAGCGTGCGTCCGCAGATAATATTTTAGACAACTTATTATCTTCAGTAACCACTATAACTCCTGTACAGAATGTTGCAAGAAGAGCAACAAGAAGACGCAATTTAAAATATTTATTACCTCATGAAGGTTACTATGATCGAACAGGCTTTAATGGTCCAATAACTTATGATCCATCTGTTTATGAATCTTCATTCCCTTCTTCATTAGGTGAATTAACTTTAGGTTATGTAGCATCTGCTGGAAAGTTTCACCCCGTAGTGGATCCAATTAATCCTTCTGGAGTTTGGCACGCTTGCGAAAAATACGATTCACCGAGAGCATTCTCTGGAATATACACAAGTAGCACATTCCCTTATAGAGGTGTTCATTCCCTAGGATCTAATGCAAAAGTTCCAGAGGAAGGACCAAGACCTTCTCGCTATGTAGATAGAGGGCAAGTCCCGCAAATTTATATAACGATGAATAAAGCTTTATATGAAAAAGCTAAGGCTAGAAGTAATTCAATAATTAAAGAAGCTACCACAACTGCATATTCTAAAGATAATTATTGGAAAAATAATATTCTTAGTCTTGCTAATCAATCTATTGTTGATGGATTTACTATAAATTCATTTTCCGATTATGAAAACTTTAGTTTTGGTAGAGGATTACATGAACTACACAGAGAATATTGTAAGTATTTTGTAAAGCATAGTCTGAATCCTAAAGAAATGGACAACACTGGTGGAAATATTTTTGCTCATGTTTATGGGCAAGGATTATACAACTGTAATTTTGAAATTGCTGGCTCCGCTGTTAGTAACCTAATAGCAACAGATGTTTACACTTCAAGTGCTATAGATATTAATAGTATTTGGAAAACTGGAGCTAATGGAACGACTGTAGTTACTACTAGCTCACAAGCTGTTATACCTCTTAGTGGAACATTTATAGAAGGAAATGTTTACAATGCAGAATTTAGAAATCCTCACATATTGAGTGGTATTGAATTCTGCGATATTTCTGGTGCTCCAAGACTAAATAGTTTTTCAATATTTAAACTAAATTCTTCAGGTGCCGTAAAAGGTATGGATGATTATCTAATAGAAAATACAGTAATAAAGTGTAAATCTGTTGGAGGATTACCAAGAATAAGATTTGATTTATCTTCTTACGGAGATAGAAGAAATTATTTTATAAAGGATCACAGATTTAATTTAAAGATTAAAGCTGTTGTAGCTAATGAGCATGAACCTATTTTAGGAGGTGCTCGAATGGGTGTTTGGATTCATACTCAGCCTGTTAATGGTTTGATTTGGTCGTGGACTTCTGAGGGTTGGACTCCAATGAGAACCTCTGAATTGTCTATACCTAAGGTTATACAATCGTCAAATATTTATAATTTTGAAATTAAACCTCCAACAGGATTAGCTTGTTTTGGTAATTTCTCTATTCCCACATCAGAAGTTAATAATCTATCAATACAAAATCTAAAAGAAGAATATTTTGAAACTTATTCTTTAGATTTTGATACAAGAAACTATACTGTACAAAATAACTCAGAATATTTAGAAATCATTCCTATACAAGATCCAGAATATAAAATTACAGAACAAGTTCACAGAGATGATACAAACTATATTGTAGAAGTATTTTTAATTCCTAACTCTAATGTTTATCTATTAATTGATTCAATTCAGTTACAAGACTTAACTCTTAGAGACAGAGCAGCTATTCCACTAGGTTATGGAATACCAACAGAAGGAATACCTTTAGTTCCTTTTGTTAAGGAAGATTTAATGTATTTAGATAAAGAAGAGCTACGAGATGTTATAAAGTTCTTTAATGGATTAATAGCTCAAGAAACAGGACTTTATTCTACTAACCTAGCCACTAGAGATGCTACTATTACTTCTGCATTAATGGAAGTAAATGGTGGAAGTAGATTAAATTATAGAACTAATCCTGATTGGGTGCCTAACACTAAAGAAGTTACCTATAATAACTATACAAGTGTGGAGTTTGATAACTAATGAGAGGCGAAGTAGAAATCTGGTCTGGAGATGAGTTAATATTAAAAGAACCCAACATGATTGTTGATGGTGCTGGTGAACTATTAGCTGATATTATGACCGTCTCTAGATCTCTATCTGGAGTACAGTATACTGCTACATCAGCTATTTTAGATGCCTCTAACTATAGAATTCAAGCGATTTCTTTTGGAACTGGTAAAGATGCGTATGAACAAAACGCTCATGCATTTGATTCCACTAAAGAATTAATTTCATCTAACAGAGCGAGTTTACTTAATATCAGTGGCGTAATACCTGCAATAACATTTATATCTTCTATAGAAAATTATTCAGGAGCTGGAGGAACTTTATGTATACCTCCAAAAGTTGGATTACCCGTTCCCCCAGACCCAATGCTAACCGTGTTGGAACCTAATATTAAAATGTCTGCAAAGGTTGGTGGTATTTTTGTTAGTTCGGTATTTCCTCCTAATGGACAATTAACTAATTTTATGCCTTCTGCTATTTTTAGTAGCATGATGCAAAACACTGTTTTTAGTTCTACAGTATCAGCAGTAGCCGTTGCAAGTTTATTAGGATGTTTCCCAGATGCAAGCGGTAAACTTCCCGTGGGTAGTTCTTATCATAAAGAATATATCAGAAGAGGAGGCAATTCTCCAACACCTTATGTTACTGATGCTATCGTTCCAGTTATAGGTGGTTATTTTAATTCTGCTAGTTCTATGGATGTTTCTGGATTCGTTAATATGATAATGTCTGGAGTTCCAGCAGGTTCTTATTTAATGAGTAGTGTTGCCAGTGGTTTGTGTATGTCAGCAAATTCTAACTTTTCTTCAAATGGTGTTATTGAATATTCAGTAGCACTAGCTTCTGGGGATGTCGGTTTTGCAAATATGTATGGAGGTATTTATCACCTAGGATTATGGACTATTGATATGCAGAGAACTCTACAATCTGGAAATACTCCACCTTTTGCATTTAGACAACTAAATAATCCAAGGAAGTACAAACTTTTCTGTAGGAAAGGTCTTAGTAAAAATTTAGGATTTATTGAAGGAAGTAATGGAGATTATTATAATAAGAACTTAACTATTAAGTGGAGACTAAAATTCTTATGAAAAATTTTGTAGACGATTTAGGAATCAACGGACACTTAACCATCATTAAACTCAATAAAGATGGTTCTGAGGAGGTTTTGTTAGATGATCCTAACATGATTGTTTCAGGCATGGGTGTCGGTTTGTCCTATCTCTTTACAGGATCAGGTTCCAATAGTATACTCGATTATCAAATTGATAGATTTCAAGTAGGAGTTTCTGGACCACCAGCAGGAGGAGTTACGAGTTCTATTTTTCAGCTATCTGGAGAACTGACTGCGGCTGAGTATGGGTCCAATAGTAATCTGTTTGTTGATACTAGATCTCAAATAACTAACACTACATTATCAACTAAAGCAGCAGCTTTGATCCCTAAGGGAAAAATAACTAGGATTGGAAATTCTTCAGTTAGGTTTACATTAGTATTAGACGAGGATGCTTGTAATAATATAAGTAGGTCTGGATCTGATTTAAGTTTGAATGAAGTTGGTATGTTGATGAGGAATCCTACAGGAAATGCTGACCCTAGACCAATTCTCGTATGCTATAGAACTTTTAGTAATATACGAAAGACTAGTGATTTTAGTCTAATCTTCAGATGGACATTGAACTTCTAAAATGCCTTTTAATAAAAACGATATTTATACCAGTAGTGGTAGTGTAAAACTTTATAACTCTTGGACACCTTATGTATCCAAGTATGATACTAGTTCTTTCTATAACTGGGAGCAAGATAACCTTCCATTGTATGATCTAGAAGAGCGAACATATGAGCTATGGGAACAAGCAGGTTTCGCTACCTCGGCAGGTGTCCCAGGATTGGCTTTAGTAGTTTCTGCCGATGCACCTGCTGCTACTTTAGCCGCTAACAGAAACATATTTACTTCTGTTAGTGCTTGTATTGCCGCTATTCCTAAAGTTGTAAGATTCCCTGTATTAGTTGAAGTTGCTAATTTCGGTAATATGGGACCGTTAGAATTAAACAATTTTAGAATAGAAGAAAATGGTTCAATTGAAATTATTAATAGAAATTTTAGTAGAATTCTATCCGCTTCTGCTTTTGCTACCAGAGCGATTCTCCCAGCAGCTAACGCTTATCACTCTATAATTAGAGCAGCTTCCTCTGTTGATGTTAGTTCAGTATTAACTGATTCATCATGTATAAGTATTTCTACAAAAGTTTTTAGCAGTACTTCTGATCAAAGGGCTAATGGT